GGGATAGGGGGGAAATGGGATGTTAAAACGTTAGAGCGATGTTAGGGGAATAGATAACAAGGAAAAGATAGATATATCAATACTTCTAACATTTTGTTATGATGTTCTTCGATTTTTCGTGTTTACTTTTTCCCAAACCAATTTCCTACTTTTTCACGGATGACCTCGCTTTGTCCTCTCCCATCTTTTTTTTCTCACTAAGATTGGCCGAACATCCCTAACATTTTTCTGTATTGCAGGCAGGGTAAGCGTTTCAGGATGTTAAAATATCTCTAACATCCCCACACGCCTTGAACAGTAATCCCTACAGTAGAGTCCGATGTATTACATATACTACTCATGTAACACATCTCTTTTTCTCCCATTTTTTCTTCTCACTAGAATCGGTTTTGGTACGAAAAAGATTAGCCCTAAACCACTTCTCACCTCGAAAATGCCCTAAAAAGGGGGAAATAGAACATTTTCCGAGAGGGGATAAGTTAGCTTTTATTATGCACTTGACGCTCCCATCGCTAAAAGCGAGGGATTCTTGGTTCAACAAGTCCACTTAAACTAAGTCCCTTGCGATTCCTAGTCCAGAGGTAGTTCTTTCCCCAAGCGTTACTTTTCGTGCGCCCCACGATAGTTGTATTTCTACAAAATTTGCTTGAATTGAAGCGGTTTTGCTTCAAATACTGTGTTGTCTAGTTCCTGCAAAGATTTTACTTTGAGGATAATTTAGGTGATTGGCTAAATCAAGCAGTAATATCCGAGTCAATCAATTCCTGTCTTTCAATCAACGGCAATTATGTCTTTACATTTAGTTAATTCTCCCCATTCAATGCCCATTTCCCCGATATTCAATCCGGCGGGAGATGATGCGATCGAAAACCGTTCGATCTGGTTTGGTAACACCACCAACCTGATGCAATTAAACGATGTCCGCTACACTTGGGCGGTGGGTTTATATCAACAAATGCGTGAAAATTTCTGGATTCCGCAACGATTAGATATCACTCAAGACGTGACTGAATACGGGCATCTTGCCGACGAAGAAAGATCTGCTTATGATGGTATTTTGTCCTATCTAACTTTTCTTGATTCCGTACAAACCTGTAATATTCCCCACCTAAAAGGTAGCGTCACTGCCCCAGAAATTAGTCTTTGTATGGCGGAACAAATTTCTCAAGAGGCCATGCACAATCAAAGTTATCAATACTTAATTGAAACGATTATTCCCTCCGCTCGCAGAGGCGAAGTTTATGACTTTTGGCGCACTGATAAAGTTCTCAGGGATCGCTGTGAATTTATTGCTAGTCTCTACCAGCAATATATCGACAAACAAACTACTGAAAGCTATTTTATCGCCCTTGTCGCCGATTATTTGCTGGAGAGTTTGTACTTTTACAACGGCTTTATCTTTTTCTATAATCTCGCTTCTCGACAGCTAATGTCGGGTAGTGCTGACGTTTTCAAAATGATCAACCGGGACGAATTAAGTCACGTCCGTTTGTATCAGAAACTTATTCCGGAAGCTATGGCCACTTTCTCCTATTCCGTTGAACAGATTTATGAGATGTTCGATACTGCCGTTAAACACGAATGTCGCTGGACAAATCACATTGTTGGCAACGACATTTTAGGTATTACCGAATACAGTACCGAACAGTACACCAAATACCTCGCTAATATTCGGCTGAAAGCGATCAGACTTGAGCCTTTATACAGGGAAGAAAAGTATAGCAAAAGTCCCTATACCCATCTGGAACGCTTCTCCGATACCAAAAAAGAAGGCCACACCAAAGCTAACTTTTTTGAAGCAACCGTTACCAGTTATGTTATGTCTTCTGGCTTAACTGGATGGGATGAAATTTAAAATTTACGGGACAAAAATGACCCTATTTCTTATCATAAAGTGGCAATTATGTCAAATATTTTGACAACTTTTGACCAAACTTAGCAGCCTTTATATAAAAGGAAGAAATTAGCGCTAATTTCTTCCTTTTTTTGCTTAGGTAATCACTCTTTCTCGCTATTTACTTTACGGGGGGATTCTATGCAGATTGCTTCGATCAGTTTCATGGTAAAATTATCCTTTTTTTAGCAGGAGCGATCGTTACAGCATTGTGGCGATCTTTTTTTTCTAGGAATCCTTAGTTATCTGTTAATAATAACTATTTATCCTCGAAAAGTTTAGAAATCAAAGTAATCCCCACCGCGCAAATAATAGGCAGGATTAAGTTAGACGGTTCGTTGATTCTCGCTATTGGTTCACTTGTTTTTAGAGTGCGATAAAAATCTAATGGCGTTACGTTGATCTGCCCCAATTTTCCCAATTCCTGTATGACACCATCGGGATGGGTAGGAAGCTTGTAGCAAACGCACTGAGTAGCATCTCGGTTAAAAAATTCGGTTAACGGTTGTTCGATTGGTTTCATGGCTTTTTTGGGTAAAATGAGATTGTACTTGTCAAAAAAATTCACCTTTTGGAAGGATTTGATTGATAGTGTGACCTTGTGAAGTTAAGGTTTAAAACGAGCCGGTGAGGTTCGTTTTTTTGTCCGATTAGTAGCCCGATGCGGCAAGCTGTTGATCGAACGGGAGTTTTTGAATTAACTCTTGATTTTTTCGCTTTAGCCTTGCTTTTTCATCTTTTAATTTCTCGATTTCTTGCTCTTGGCCGGCGATGATGTTGTCAGTTAGAGTCGTAGACCTTCCTTTTTCGATCTGTCGTTTTAAGGTTCGGTTTTCCGCTTCTAATGCGCTGTACTTTTCTTGTAATTCCCGATGCTTTTTTTGTAGTATGGTGTACTTTTCTTGTAGTTCCCGATACTCGTTTTTTTGAAAATTGGGCTTAACAGGATCAGACTTAACAGAACCAGTAACAGAATCAGGCTTGACGGGATCGAAGTTGACAGAATCGGGTTTGGCCTCATCGGATTTTTTCTTGGCACAATTAGCTATCTTCTTAATCTGTGCTGGTGTCGGGGTATTAGTCCCCGTCTCGGTTGTTATCTTTTGCCAGAGCGATCGAATTTCCGTGACCCGTCCAAGATTACAGGCGAGTCCCGTTTCCGATGCGTTATCGTGCGCTTCTTTTGTGGCAAAGAGAATCACGCGATCCCGATTTAATATTGGGGAAAAGGACTTGTAAGAGTAAGTGTTAATTGGCACGCCCAAAATCATTTCGATCATTCGGGCTGAATTTTCTTCTTTGACGCGCCGGAACATATAGGGCGAAAGGTGAGCATCCGAGAATTCCTTAAATGTTTTGTAACCGATCGCTACATATCCCCCTTTCTCCTCGAATTCGTGCAAGATATGACGCAACTGATTATTGATTTGTCGAATGCCTTCAAGGCATTTGTTAATTTCCCCGACAAAGCTTTGAAAAATAGCTGATAATTCTTGAGTTTGTGTCATTCAATTGTCTCCAGATTTTCGGTTTTTATGTTGGCAAATAGCGGACTATCCAGCTGATTTAGAATAGTTCGGGTATATCTCTTTGGGGGTTCAATATAGCATCTCCCTTCTTTTGGAGTTTCGTATCCTGTAAACGATTGAGTCGTTCTTTTGCCATTAGCGATTCAATTCCAAATTCACTTGCGGCAATTAATAACTCAACGATGCCTTCTTTAACTTCGTTTGGAAGCGAACAAAAACGACTCCAGCGACTATGATAGTTTCTTGCAATGATCGGACAGATATTGTTTTTGGACATAGGAGTATTTTGAATTCATACTTAAAGTTTAAAGTAAACTTCTTGAATTGTCAAGCAAAATCTGTTACACTTTTATAAAAGCTTTGGGATAGACAAAATGATCGACTCAACGATCGGAATAGCGGGGCAGTTCCTGTCAAATCCGACAATAAAAGCGAATGCGTCTCTCGTATTTAGCGTCGCCACGGGTGCGCCCACGATGGCAGTAGATGAGGTAGGCAATCCGATCCTCGCTGCATCTGCTACGGCTACGGTCACGCTTGCCTGTTGGCTTCAACAGAAAAAACCTCCCTACGCCGATGTGCAGGAGGGAAGTTATCTCGACTCCGAATATTTTGAGGGAAGGCTAGTAGACCCCAAAAACTATCCTTTCCCGGTTCCATCCACGGGGGATATTTGGGTTACGATTAACGGACGATCTGGACTCGTTCGGCAGTTAAACGCTTTCGAGTCCCCAACGAGTCAACAATTAAACATCTCAGACAAGCTAGGACGGAGGATTAAGCTTTATGCCAGATTTGACCAAGGCAATTAAATCTCGATTTCCCTTCTCCGAAATCGAACAATGGAAAATTAGAATTTTCTTGCCAGACAACAAAAGCGATCAAGAAGACTTTCGGCACTACATTGATGTCAAAGCAGGAGACAAGCCGCTCGATAAAGCAGAATGGCTACTCGCTCGTTATAATGCCGTCCGTGCGGTCGGGATTCCTGTTTGCCCGTCTTTAGTTAAGCCGATCCCTGACTGGGATCAGATTGAAAATGAATTGAGATTCGTGGTTAGTCTAAATCCTTCCTAGAATCACCCGCTAAAAACAACCCCAAAGCAATTAGTGTTCCCTGCCAATTGTCTGAGGTAATGTAGTGAGCGAATAGCACAATCCCCGAAAATTCGGGGTGTTGGTGTGCGTAAGTAATAAAATCACTTAAGACGTAAATAGCGGCAACTAACGAAGTTTTCCAATCTTTAAACAGCGATCGATTCAATGTCTTCATCATAAACCCTTCTAAAAACTGGACTATCGCTAATTGTCAAAATTACTCTATCTTCGTCCCATTTAGTGAATGTGTGATCGTATCCTTGAATAATCTTTAGATTGTCCTCGACAATTATTCCTGCGTGTTTTAGCCCGTCATTAATGTATTTCGCTGCAGCAGAAGTATTGTCGGGATCGCGATTAAAATTAACAAGTTTCCATTCGTAGTGTAGCCAAACTTGACCTAGAAATTGTGGAATTTTTTGCTTTTTTGCAAGCCCTGCAATATAAAGGGTCCACTCTTTTTTGACCCTTGCACTTTTAAATTTGTTGGTTCGCGCCTTCCGAATCTGATCGTTTAGCGTAGGAGGAAGGGGACAGGTAAATACAGCGATCATAGGCTAACAGGTCTATACTTCCGAAAAACCAATAATAGATCGTTGGGAACCGTTCCAAGTTGTCCTGATCCGTAGCTGATTTTTAATTCTTCAAACGGCAGTTCTACGCTTGTAACACCCTTGAAGCTTCCCGTATTACATACCCAGTCAAGAACCCGCCCAAAAGCGGCTTTTAGCTGTCTCACTTGTCGGGTATCTTGGGTAAAATCAATGCCAGCAGAATACTCTACGTCAGCCTCGGAAAACTCAGGAAATGGTTCACGAGTATTCCATGAGTGTCCGTATCCCCATGATCGCCCGTAAACGGTTGACAAATGAATCTGCCCGTCCACGTCGATCGTGTAGTCGTCAGGTGTTAGAACTTTCCAGTTATCGGGAGCGATCGCCCGATTAAATCCGTCTGTTACGTTTCCGAGGCGAACTTTGATGACCGGTTCAGGGTCTTCTGCAATCGGTGTACTTGGGGAGACATAGGTAAGCCTGAAGTTTTGGAATTTTAGGTTAACCCGCAGTTTTTCCCGATGTCGAACAATCTCTAGCGGGCGATCAGCCCCTCGATCTCCCTCGACAATAGTTTCGACAAAAGAAATTGCGCCTTCTAACGCTTCGTCCGTTAGGACAACGCCAGGCGCAAATAAAAAGAGGTCATCGGGAGTGAAAATCATAAAATTTTGAGCATCGGACAATATTTCTGGTTTTCTTTTGTCCGTTGCGGGCAAAACGAGGCTCTTTCTTCGTCATTATACTGCAATCGACCACCGCAGTTGCCGCAAAGCTTTATACCTTGACTTTTTAGATTTACAAGCTGGTACTCGCTTTCGGCGGGCGGAAAATCGGGCGGGGGGATTTCGCCCGTCATTTCGGTTTTTGTTTTTGTTTCAGCCATAGTTTTCTCTTGATTAGCTTAATCCAGAAAGTGCGTTATCGGTAGTACGGAATTTGGCCACCCGTAACTGTTGGCTGGCAACTCCCGATCCAGTGGGATCAACGTCGAGGGCATCAACTCCTTCCCACGAAAGCCATGTC